AGTGTTTTCAAGCCCTTCTTGTACTTCATATTACTTTTGCTTATTTTGCTCATTGTAGGGGTTACCTGGTCTCTAAGGACCATTCGTCTTTCAATTGCTTTACTCATTTTTACCCCACCTCTTACTTTCTTCTTCATAGAAAAGAACCATGCTCTCTAACATAAATACTTTTTCTGCATGGCTCAAATCTAATAGATCCTTTATGCTGTGTCCTCTTTGAACGTAGTGATGAATAAGATATAAGTCATCATCACTACTTATTAGTTTTTTAGATGAACACCGTTTCCAAATCCACCTAAGCCCATTATTTTATCTGCTATAGATGCAATTTCACCTGGCATAAATATTTCATTTACCACATCCATAGGCTCCACACATTTAAAAGCCTCCTGAAGCTTTTTATCTTTCAAGTTAGGCTCTACCATGCATTGATACACTAGATAGACATCTGCCTTAGTTGCATCATCCTGCCCCATGGTCTGCGCTTCGAGCAATAATGCATTTGTAGGTGCTTTAATTGTTACTTCTCCGTCTAGTGAATCTATTTCGAGTGTCAATGTGGTTTGTTTCTTTTTCTGTAGTTTTTCTTTTTGAGCTATAAGCTCTTCAATCGTTAATTTCTTACTCATTTAATGCCTCCTATATTAAGTCTATTGGTTCAAAGTCACTGTAAGCAAAACTTACATCTTCAGACATTGTTGTTTTCTGTTCAAACTTCATTAAAGTGAAAGAATCCATTGTTACATCGTATATAGCTACCCTCTCTGCGCCAAAAGCATCTGGATCTGCAATCTTACCTACTATTTTCATTCTAGGAATCTGACCTTTCTTAACTCCTTCAGCCATCTTCTTGGTCATTCTAGAATAAACTTTTTTAATAGTCATGCTTCCTGTTCCATTCCAACCTACTTGTTTCTTGTGAGTAGCTAGATCTCCGGCCATGTTTACATCTTCGTAATCTACATTTACTACCGCTTCAAAAGATTCAACATCAAGCCAAGGCTCGTTATCAACCCACACTCTTCCGTGGGTTCCGTTTATTACTCTTTTACCGTCCATTTATTCGTACCTCCTTATACCAACAATATTTCCATAGTTAAATCTTCCATGGCATCTAAGAATTTAAGGCTTCCGTCAAGATATACATTGGATTGGAATGCATTTTCTTTTACATCTTGCTCATCCCATTCTTCAGTATCTGTTCCGATACCTTCCCAAGCTAATCTTTGAGCTTCTACATTAACTCCTACAGTGTTGTCAAAGTTAGGATCTAATACATCTCCCTCTAATCCCTTTAAGTATGCTCTAACTGCTGTAATAAATAAAACCTGGTTATCATAGCTGTTGTTTACTTTTCCAACATATTCATCATTAAATGTACTCTGGATGTCGGTCTTAACTAAGTCCATTCCTTCGACTATCTTTATTTTCTTAAATATAACTGATTTTTCAGCTGAAGTAGTTACTAAACTATTTACAGCTCTTGCTATCTTGATTTTACCGTCCTGCTTAATCAAGATTAATTCTCCACCGTCAATCGCAGTATCTGGATCAGCTGTTTCTGTAATATTTTCTATTTCAGTAAAAACAAAGTATGTTGCGGACCTGTCTAAACTTAACCCTGCAAATATACCTGCTATTCTTGCTGTATATTCAGATGCTGTATAAGTATTTTCTCCGACCACTATTCCGTCAGTTGTAAAGTTTACTATACCTTCACTGTCTGCTGCTTCATTTGGAAGTACGGCTTTAAACATATTTCCACTTGCTCTCATTGTACCTATCCAAGTAGCTATGTCCGCTGTATCTACTGCTTCTATACCTGGTACTGCAAGCCAATTAAACTGCTTTGTTGCTAACAAGCTAAGCTGGTCGGTATAATCCACATCGGTTGTTGCACCTCTTATTACTATTACCTTTGATGGTATTCCTTTAAAGGCCTGTGCAATATAGTCTTTACTATCTGCGGTCCATTCTTCTGCTACTACATCTGTTGATAATTTGAATTCGTTTACTACATCACCCTCAGTATCATCTCGAAGTATCAAAGCGACTATTCCTCTTTGAGACCTTTGTATAGCTGATACCGCTAAGGTATTAAATGTTATATCTATTTGTGGTAGACCCATTTTTTCAACTCCTCATTATATTTTTTTAAGTTCCTTATCTAATTCTTCTGCTACCATTTGATTATAATTTCTTTCTACTTCTTTTTTAGATCTTTCAAATACTTTTTTTCCTTTTACATATCCTACTTCTTTTCCGTTAACTACGACCCTATGACCCCACTCTATTAAATGCGCATGCGGTGCTGTATTATCCGAGTAGACTCTTGTTGTCCATTCATCCATATTGGACTTAAACGTTCTACCTCTTTTGATAGACTTTAGGTAGTTTCCTGTCTTTTTCTTCACTCTTCTTTTAGCTTCTTTTTTAACTATATTTTTAGCTTTAGTTCCGACTCTACCCATTACCCTTCTTGCTTCTTTAGGGAATTGATCCTCAAAGTATTCTATTTTCTCAACCCATTCATCAAGTTCGCTATCATCTATTTCAAAACTAACTGCCATCGTAATTCAACTCCTCCATTAACGGTGATACTTCTGTTGCTTCATCTGGAGTATCATAATATTCAAGTTCAAATGATACCTGAAGTATCTTATCTATTACTTCTGATTCAATGTTATTCATTATATGTAAATGTCTTCCTTTAACTTCAAAGCCTTTTCTTATAGCATCTTCAATAGCATCTTGTTTTTCTAAAACTTCATCTTTGTATTTATTTCTATTAGTTGGAAAATAATAGATAGTTACTGTTACTTCTCGTATAAAACTTCCTAAATAATCTCGTCTATAAGTAAAGTCAAAATCAGTAAAAAAAGAAGGTCTTGCAAAACCTTCGGAAATGTCATTTGAATTGATTTCAATAGTTGGAAATTTTGCTTTAATAACTTCGTTTATGGTAGTTTTTAATTCTTTTAAAGTTATCATTACTCAATCACTTCCTCAACAAATATTTCAAGCCATTCGTCTTCAAAATATGGGTTTAGTATGTATTTTATGTCAAATCTTTTACCCCGATGCATTATATACATATTTTTTGTCAATTCTTTATTCTCTACACCATCATTTAGATATTTGCATGAATTATATCTGGCATAAATCTTATGACTTACATTCGCAAGTATAGTGTCTATCTGTTGAGTTTGAAGTTTTCCTGTTTGGGGGACTATCTGAACCCAGATTGTATCGACTTTTTCAAAATCAAACACGGTTTCTTTCATGTCATTTGTTGTTTTTACTTTGGCATATACATCAATCTTAGAATTTAAAGGCCTTTGAGTTTCTTTTAACTTATCTCTTTTATTCTTGAACATCTGCATCAGCCGCCTTTTTCAACTGCAATCTAAACAGTTCACTTTTAAAATTCTCATTAAAATACTCTAAGGCATTATTATATGCATATCTACAGTAGTCGAGTAGTAGAGCTTTGGGTTGACCTTCTGTTGTATAATCAAGTTCTAATCCAGTCAATTCATTAAGATAGTTTTGACCTCTATCTATCATATTTTGAATCTTTGTATCTTCATCATCCCATGTTATTTTTAAATATTCTTTTACATCTTCCAACATCTAATCACCCGCTTTAGTAAAATAAAAGAGGCGGTTAAGCCTCTTATCTATAATCCTAATTATGATTTAGTAACTGTTACAGTGTAAGTAGTAGTGTTGCTTTCGTTAGTTACTGTAATTACTACAGTATTTTCACCAGCATCCCAAGATGCAGCTGTGTCATTTTCGTGAGCTTCGTCATTTACAGTAATTGCTACTGTTGCATCACTGTCAGATACTACCGCTTTAATATTATTAGAAGCATCAGTTGTTGCGGCTGTGTATTCTGTAGTTTCTGCATCAAATACCGGATCTAATGTTAAGCTACCCATTGACAATGAAGCCAAGCTAGAATCAGTTACTGGATCCATATTTGAAATATTAAACAGTAAGAAGCTGTCGTTATCAACTGGTTTCCCATTAGCATACTGTTTAGTTATATAAGTTCTTTCATCCTCTAGGAATTTATAATGGTCACTAAAGTCAACTTTTCTATTAGAACCTACGCCCATAAAGTAATCTTTAGCTACACCTGCTAGCATCTCACCTTTTTCTACAGCTAAAGATTGAACCAATTTAGCCGGTATAGGAAGAACTCCATATACATAAGTCCCCTGGTCGGTTAATTTTGTAGTTTTAGCAAATATTTTTTCCCAGTAATCCAATGGATTTACTATCATAAGTACGTTGTTT